GTCTCGCGTATTTTTTAAGACACTTTTTCTTGAGAAAATTCCGAAACATGGCGAAGAGGAAACCAAAGCGGCCTGCAGGAGCGCCGCAACACCTGAGCGACGAGGCTGCGGCCAAGTGGGAGGAGGTGCGGCAGGAGTGGCAGATCGACGACAAGGCGAGCTTGCTGTTGTTGACATCTGCCTTCGAGGCGTGGGATCGATTTAGCCGGTGCCGGGTTGCGATCGACCGGGATGGTGAGGCGATGGAGGATCGGTTTGGCCAGCTCAAGCCGCATCCTCTGCTGGCCTGTGAGCGGGATTCGCGGGCGGCCTTCGCGAGCTTGATCCGGCAGCTCGGGATCGAGCCGATGGACGAGGACTGATATGCGGCGGAATCGGCGTAGACGACGGACGACGGGATCTGCGGCAGCATTTGAATCGCTCACAGTGCAGGACCGATTTGTGCTGCGCTTTTGGTATCGATATGGTGTGTTTGTGCCGCTGAAGGGGTTGGCTCTTCGCACTGAAGAACAACTCAAGGCGAAGGTCAAGGAGCTGGGTGGCAAGGCGGGGCTCAAGCAGATCTTTGCCGGCGACCAGGTTGACGCCAAAATGAGGGCCAGGCGGAAGGAGATCAATCGCTGGAAGCGTGAGGGATACCTGGCGGCCGGCGACGCGAATCAGGTCGACCCGATCACGCGAGAGGCCGTCGAGTTCCCGATCGACGAGTTGGCCGTCCGAGAGGGCTGCCGATACGACGCGACCCGGGCTATCTTCGCGACCGAGTGGATGGAAACGCATTTGGTACTCTACGAGGGCGAGTGTGCCGGGCAGCCATTCGAGTGCCGAGACTGGCAAGACACAGTAAGCCGGCGGCTCTTCGGCTGGGTCATCTGGTCCCGGAAATGGGAACGGTGGGTGCGGCGGTTCCGTAGTGTAATCGTATTCATTGCCAAGAAAAACAAGAAGTCACCAACCCTAGCGGCCTGGTCATGCTACTTGGCGATGGGTGATGGGGAGCTCGGCCAGCATGTCTATCTCTGTGCAAAAGACGGACAACAAGCCAGGAAGATTGCAGGCCGGCATACGATCGAGATGATAACTCGATCGACTCAGTTGATGCCTGAGTGCAAGATCAACCAGAACGAAAAGGAGATTACACACCTGCCGACGAGCTCTACGATCCTGCCCCTGTCATCCTCCAACGAGCGCACGACCAAAAGCAAGGAAGGGCTTAATGGGTCGTATTTGGTCGACGAGAGCCACGTGGTCGACTGGGAGTACATCGACCGCATCAAGCGGATGGGGATCAGCCGCCCGGAACCGATCGGTGGCGATCTGTCGACGGCCGGCAACGATCCGGACAGCTACGGCAAGAGCCGTCGCGACTACGGCCTGGCGGTCAATGCGTGCAAGGAGGTGCAGGATATCCACACGTGTGCGGCCATCTACGAGATGCCCCAAGAGATTACAGCCAAGCAGTTCGAACGTAGCCCGATCAAATACGGCAAGATGGCCAACCCAGCCTGGGGCCACACGATCGACCCGGTGGAGTTTCTGGCTGACTACGAGGCATCCAAGTCGTCGGTAGTCGAGTTGCGAAATTTTTTCATGTATCGCGGCAACGTCTGGCAGAAGACGGCAAGCCCCTGGTTGAGACCAGACAAATGGGACGCATGCGGTCAAGCATACAGACCTACAGACTTGGCTGGGCAGGTGTGCGGCGGCGGCTGGGACCTGATGCGATCGAAGGATATGGCGGCCTTAGGGCTGGTTTTCCCCGAAGATGACGCGGCCGACATGGAGGCCCGGGCGGACCTGCCCTATCGATCGCTGGTGTGGTACTGGATGCCAGAGAGGGCTATTGAGGAATACCTGGGCAAGGTCCCGATGCTGCGTCAGTGGGCCGAAGATGGCTGGATACGGATGATTCCTGGCGAGACGATCAACTATCAAACGCTCGAGGAGGAGACGGCCGCGATCCTGGCGCAATACGACTGCCAGCGATTCCACTACGACCCGATGTTTGCAGCGGCCTCGGTGCAGCAACTGGTTGAGACACACGGATTCGATGAGGAGCGGCTTGTTGAGTTTCCGCAGACGACCAAGTTCTACAGTTACCCAATCGGGATCTTCGAAAAGCTCGTGACTGACGGCAAGATGGGTCACAACGCAAGCCCCGTGACCGACTGGCAGGCGGGCCATGTGTGCTTATGGGAGCGGGACGGCAAAAAGCGGCTGGTCAAGCCCGACGGCGAGAGTAACGCATGGAAGAAGATCGACGGCATGGCGGCCTTGGTGATGGCACTGGATGCCGCACTGCGGCGTGAGGATGTCGGCAACGTATACGATCAGCGTGGACTCTTGAGCGTGTGAGGTGACCGGTGGAGTGGCTGATACTGATCGTGATGCTGTGTGGGCTAGCGGCGATCACCGCGGCGCTGGCCATGATGTGGTTGCCGTTGGCGGTGGGATTCGTGGGAGTCATGCTGTGCTCAGTCGCGGTGTGGGTCTACGCGATCAAGGAGGGTAAGTGATGCTGTTGCTCGATGCGATTATGGCTCCATTTGTGCGGGTGAGAGGTGAGTCATCGGGTATCACCAACCCGCAGAAGTGGCTGGCTGAGTGGGTGACTAGTGGAGACAATGACTCGGGTGTAGCCGTCAGTGCGCAGAGGTCGCTGACCTACGGCACGATCTGGCAGGCGTGTTCGGTGCTCTGCGGTGACGTGGGGCAATTGCCGCTGAACGTCTACCGGCGATCGGGCGAAGACGACCTGGACAAGGAGATCGACAAGAGGCATCCGGCCTTCAAGTTGGTCCGCCACCGGCCGAATCCATATATGTCGTGGCAAGATTTTGCCGAAACTTTGATGCTCTATGCGCTGATCTGGGGCAACGGTGTGGCCGAGATCAAGCGGGACAATCGCGGGCAACCCGTACAGTTGACACCGCTCTTGCCTGACCGGACGTGGGTGGAAATCATCAACGACAGGCCTTGGTACGTGACGCGACAGGGCGTGGATAAGCAGGCGCCGGAGAGTCATCGCAAGCTACCGCCAGAGCGAGTGCTGCACATTCGTGGCTTGTCGTGGGATGGGCTTTGGGGGGTGAGCGTTGTCACAAAGGCCCGGAATGCATGGGGCCTGGGGTTGAGCCAGGAGAAATACGCCAATAAGTTTTTCGGCAATCACGCCATGCCGGCAGGGACGTTGGAACATCCCAGTTCGTTCAAGGACGAGAAAGCCATCAAGCGATTGCGAGAGGACTGGGCCAAGATCCATGAGGGGCTTGACAATGTCGGGCGTGTGGCGATCCTCGAGCAGGGAATGAAGTTCAACGCGATGAGCTTCAACAACCGCGACTCACAGTGGTTGGAGGGGCGAAAATTTCAGCGTGGGGAGATCGCATCTTGGTTCAATCTGCCGCCCCACAAGGTCGGCGATTTGGAAAAGGCGACGTTCACCAACATCGAGGAACAGAACCGAAGCTACCTGCAGACATCGCTCATGCGCTGGCTCACCAAGTGGCAAACCGAGTGCCGTGAGAAGTTGCTCACCGAACGGGAGAAGGACGGGGACACGCACTTCTTCGAGTTTAACGTGGCCGCCCTCCTTCGTGGTGACATCAAGAGTCGATATGAGGCGTATAAGACCGGACTCGGCGGGGCGCCATTTCTCACGGCAAACGAAGTCAGAAGATTTGAGTCGCTGCCGGGAGTTGATGGCGGGGATGAGATTCGCAACCCGCTCAATATGGACGATCCGGGCGGGGCCGATAATGAGCCGGATTCGGAGACGCAGAATGCGGCGAGGGAAGCCTTTCGCTCGCAGCTGGCGCATGACGCGGAATTCGAGGCCACGCGAATCAGGCGGGAGGCAGCGAGTCCCAAGAAGTTTTGCGACTGGATGGATCGATTCTATGGCGACGGCGGGTGGATCTCGCGGCTGCGATCACACCTGACCCCGTGGGGCCTTGCCGACGTAGCGGATAGGTGGCGGGACGAATCACTGGCAATCCTCGACGTGGTGGTGTCGTCGAGCACGCCAGAGGAACTGAGCGACGCGGTGGAAGATGCCTTGGCCAAGTGGCCGGCACGTGTCGACGGAATTACGCGAGAATACTTCGCGGAGAAGGAGGTAGCGGCATGAAGCGAGCCCAGTGGAATATCAAGAATCAGGCCACCGAAGCCGAGGTGTTCCTCTACGATGAGATCGGGGAGGACTGGTGGGGAGACGGGATCTCCGCCAAGGGATTTATCGAGGACCTGCAGGCGCTGCCGGCATCGGTCGAGAAGATTATCGTGCGGATCAACTCCCCAGGCGGTGATGTGTTCGACGGATTCGCCATCTATCAAGCCCTGCTCCGCGACCGGCGTGAGGTCGTGACGGCTGTGGATGGCCTGGCCGCCTCCAGTGCCTCAGTGGTGATGATGGCCGGCGATGAGATCAACGCGGCTGAGACGGCCATGGTGATGATCCATGAGCCATGGACGATCGCCATCGGCAATGCGGCCGATTTCCGCGAGTTGGCCGATTTGCTTGATCAGATCACTGGGCAGATTGTGGCTGCCTATGGCCGGCGCGATGGCGTGGATCGCGATGCCATCAAGGAGGCCATGCAGGCCGAGACGTGGTATACAGCCACTGAGGCACTGGAGGCCGGGCTGGTGGACACGGTGACCGAGGCCGCCGTGGCCGTGGCGGCGAAGGTGCCGCCGGGCCGGTATGCCAACGCCCCCAAGCGGCTGATCGGCAGCGAGCCGGCCCCTGCCAAGCCCCAGGCGGCCCAAAAGCGGTTGGCCGCGGCCAAGCGGGCTCTAAGGCTGGCCAGGCTTGACAAATCCGGCAATGTGTCATAGCATAACGCGCTGAACAATCTATCCAGAGCAAGGAATGCGACATTGGCCTGGCCCCGTGAGGTTTGGCTGACATAACTCGCAATTCTCTCGGTTCTGCTGCCCGTGAGCGGCGCGACCGGCTCGCAGTTGACACGACAAAATCAACTGTCGGCGGATCGTGCCGTTTTTCTTTGCGCGGTCTCCGGCAAGGAGGAATCCATGCTTATCTCACAGCAGAATTTGCTCACTCGGATCTCGGCTCGGCTGGGCGTTCCCATGCGGATCGCGGCAAACCTGAGCGTCAAGGCCATCCAGGAGCGGATGGGTGAAATGCACGACAAAGCCACGGCCCTGGCGGCCCTGGCGGAGGAAGAGGACCGAGACCTGACCGAGGAGCAGAAGGCCGAATTCGACCGGCTCATGGACGAGTATCGGCGACTCGAGGAAAAGGAGCTGCCGCGAGCCAGGTGGCTCGAAGACAAGGAGGCCGAACTGGCCCAGCGCCGTATCGATGCGAGGATTCGTGACGGTGACACCAGCGGCAGGGCTGGTGAGTTGGACGAGGACGACGAGTCCAGCGACCTGGTCAGCCGCGTCAGGGTACCCTACCAGGCGCGAGTGTTGGACCTCAAATCCTTCCGTGGCCCGACTGCGGTGGAGGAGGCCTACATCTCCGGCCAATGGCTGTTGGCCAATTTCTACGGCCGGTCTGAGGCTGCCAATTGGTGTCGTGATCACGGCCTGTCTGTCCGTGGCTCGTTGGCCACGGCGGACAACAACAAGGGCGGGGTGTTGGTACCGGAGGAATTCGGCCGCACGATCATCCGCCTGGTCGAGGAGTACGGCACGTTCCGCCGCAAGGCCTATATCTGGCCGATGGCGTCGGACACAACTACCGTACCTCGCCAAATCAGCGACGTGACCGCGTATTTCGTCGGCGAAAATGACGAGATCACGGCTTCGGATCCGGGCTTCGACTCGATCCGTCTGACCGCCAGAAAGATGGCCGCGCTCTGCAAATGGCCGACTGAGATCGATGAGGACTCTGTCGTGTCCGTCGCGGACCTCCTGGCCCGGTCGATCGCGTATTCGTTCGCGGTGAAGGAGGATCAGTGCGGATTCCTCGGCACCGGTACAAGCACCTATGGCGGGATCTCTGGCCTGATCACCGAGCTGACTACGGCCACTGCCTCGACGGTCACAGCGGCGACCGGCAACACGGCGTTCTCGACGCTCGATCTGACCGACTTTGAATCGATGATCGGCAAGCTGCCCATGTTCCCGGGAATCAATCCCGAGTGGTACATCAGCAAGGCCGGCTGGGCGGCATCGATGATGCGATTGGCCGATGCGGCCGGTGGCAACACGGCCGACGTGATCGAGGGAATGCGGCGTCCCATGTTCCTTGGATTCCCGGTGAATTTCGTGCAGTGCATGAATTCGACGCTCACCGCGCAGACCTCGACCTACGGCCTGTGCTACTTCGGCGATCTGCGGATGGCTGCCATGATGGGCACTCGTCGCGGCTTGTCGCTGGCCATGAGCGAGGATCGATACTTCGAGTACGATCAGCTCGCCATCAAGGGTACCGAGCGGTTTGACATCAACATCCACGACGTTGGCGACACGTCCAGCGCCGGTGCAATGGTCATGCTGGCCACGCCCGGAAGCTGATCGTAGTGTCGGTCCCGGTCGGAGTTGCCGGCCGGGATTTTACTCGGGTACTTCACTCTATTGGGACAAAGACATGAAAACGAACAAACGACTTCAGCAAGTCCTCGACTGTATGACCGAGCGGTTGGGGCTGGCTGCGAAAATCGGCAATTTCATTTCCGCTCAACAAACCAAGTTCGTGCTGCTCACTCCGCCGGCGGCGATCGTCGACAACGCCAGCTTGACTGTGGCCGAGCTGGACACGCTCGGCTGGGACTACGCCGAGATCTACGTGGTACTTGGTGCGACGGACATTGCCCTCTCGGCACTGACACTACTTGAGGGCGACGTCAGCGGCACGGTTGCGGCCGTGACGGCTGGGACGTGGGGCACGGCGAATAACCACGTTGGCAGTACCTCGACGTTGCCCAGCGCGACCGACGACAACAAGGCGTTCAAATTCGAGCTCGACTTGCGGAAGCGCAAGCGGTATCTCGACCTGACTGTGACTGTCGGCGATGGCACCAACGGAGCCTATGCGATGGTGTTCGCGGTGTTGTCGCGAGGTCGCCGTGCTCCCGATACGGCAGCCGAGGCAGGTTGCGCGGAAATCATCCGCATCTGAGGTTAGCCTTGTCCGCCATAGCAATCATCCCAGCAAGGGGCGGGTCCAAGGGGATCCGCCACAAGAATCTCCAGCCGGTTGGCGGTGTGCCGCTGATCGGCTGGGCGGTTCGTGCTGCGCTGGCTGCCGGATCGATCGACGCGGCCTATGTGTCGACCGATTCGTCGGCGATCGCCAAGGCGGCCCGCGAGTACGGCGCGACGGTGATTGATCGCCCATGGGATCTATCAGGAGATGAGGCCCCAACGCTGCCTGCGATTCGCCATGCCGTGGAGCAGATGGAGCAGCAGCCGTCGGCCGTGGTGATTATGCAATGCACGTGCCCGCTCACGACTGCCGAGGACATCGATGCGGCTGTTGAGCGGCTCACCGGGCGTTGTGATGGCGTGGTAAGCGTGGAGGAGGATCATGGATTCATCGTTTCCGGAGCGGGCGAGCTGCTCACCTATTCCGCCGCAGAACGGCAAAGGCGGAGGCAGGATCGAGAGCCACGCTACCGGATTAACGGCGCACTGTTTGTCCTGCGAGCTCCGGTGCCAACCGATTGGCCTGCACGGATGCGTCTGTACGTCATGCCAGCAGAGCGATCGATCGACATCGATACCCCGCTAGATCTGCACCTGGCTGAGTCGCTGCTGCGATATGAGCAGGCATGGATTGTAGCCGGCGCCGGGCCCGACGCCCGGGAGATGCTCGCCCTAGCCCGTGCCCGTCACCCCGTCGCGCAGATCGTGACGACCAACGAGGGCATCAACCTGTTCGAGCCGCCCGACCGGCCGGACGCGTACTTCTTGACCGATGCCAAAGCGTGCGAGATCTACGGGCAGAAATCCAGGGACATCCAGGCACGAGGTACCAGGCTGGTCACATTGCGGCGTGATCCTCAGGCCCTGAAGATGCGGCGGGTGGATCACTGCGACGAGTTCGTGGCGATCTCTGGGGCTCACAATCAGTTTGTTCGAAACGGCTACACGGCCGGACTTTCGGGCCTGCTCTGCCTGCAGTATGCCATCAATCAGGGAGCCCGGCAGATCCATCTAGTGGGGATGAACGGATACACGGGCCAGAAGAACGGCGACTACTTCGACGGCCACGAGCCAGCTAACACGGGCCGCAAGCGGCACATGCATACCGAGACGGTGATCCAGCCGTTCACCCAAGCGGCCGTGGACGAGTGCCAGGATATCGAGTTCGTGTTTTACGGGGCCCTGAACTACTCAGTGGCCGGGCCGAATGTGCGGCGAATCGTGCCGAGAGAGGAGATGCAGTGCGCGTCGAGATCCTAAGGGACCGGCAGACCCGAGCCGGACGAGTCTTTCGCAAAGGTCGCACTTATGACCTGAGCGACGGCGAAGCCCGGGTGCTCATCCGTCGCGGCATCGCTAAGGCGATCCGAGCCAAGAAGCCGACGCTCAAGAAACGGAGGCAGAGCAGTGGCCAAGTTGACACTGCAAACCGCGGCGACTGAGTGGCCGGTCCGAACCGAGGAGGCGGCCGACTGGCTGCGCGAGACTGACTCATCGCGATTTGAGATCGTCAAGGATTTGGTCGAGTCGGCTATTGATACGTTGCAGCGAGAACACTGGACCCAGTTTTGCACGGCCACCTATGACGAGTATTTCGACGCTTGGCCGGCGGATCACTTCCTGCTCGCGAAGAGTCCGGCGGGCACCGTGTCGAGTGTGAAGTACACCGATAACGACGGCAGCGAGCAGACGCTGGCAACCAGCGTGTGGGAGCAAGCCGATCAAAACGGCCGCGGGATTGTGCGACTGAAATACAACCAGGATTGGCCGAGCGATTGCCGGCTGCATCCGGACGACATTGTGATTCGCTACACGGCAGGCTACGGCACGGCAGAGCAGGTGCCAGCTCCGATCAAACACGCGATCCGATTGTGGGTGGCTGACAGTTATGCGTTTGCCGAATCGGTGAGCCCGCTTCGGCTCGGGCCGGCGCCCCGATCGATTGAGGCGCTGATGGGCAATTACAGCTTTCGAACCATAGGGTAATTGTGATGAGCTATCAGAAGGTGCTGATCAAGCAAACGTGCCGGCCACGGGCCGGAGGGAAGCTGCTCGCCGGCGAACAATACCACGTGCCTCGGGAGGTGGCTGAGCGGCTGGTGCGGATCGGCAAGGCGGAGCTGGTCGCAGATACGCCGCCGGCCAAGACTGCGAAGGGCAAAACGCCGGCGGAATGATGCTCGCGAGCCAATTGACGTCGCGGGTCGATATCGAGGAGCCGACCACGACAAACACCAAAGGGGTCTCCTCGTCGAGCTGGACGGTGATTGCTCGCAGTGTGCCGGCTGAGGTGGTGCCGCGCGAGTCGATGACGGTGAAGCAGGCGGCTGGAGTGCAGGCCCAAACAACCCACCTGGTGACGATTCGGATCAGGACCGACATCACCAGCAAGTGCCGGCTGAAGCTCGGCAGCAGAACGCTCAACATACTCGGGCCACCGAGACGAGTGCCCGAGGCTCGCCCCGAAAAGATGATCCTGGAATGCATCGAGGTGGAATAAATGGACGTTGCTGGGTTTGTGCTTACTGGAATTTCAGCTGCAATTGGTGCGTCAGTTCCGGTTGTGACGTTCGTTTTTTGGCTGGGTGGGTTGGCGGAAAAGCTCAAATCGGTGACTGAGCGATGCCAACAGCGTGCAGTAGACCATACACACCACTACGAGGCGATCAACAGACACTCGGTCGAGATAGGTAAGATCGACACGCGGGTTGTGAGCTTGGAAAAGTGGAGGGGTGAACATGCAGCTGGTAGGTGATGTGGCCCTCATGTATCGATTCAAGCAGCTCCCGCCGAAGCTGCAGAAGAAGCACGGGCGGCGGGGAGTGGCCAAAGCCGCGAGGCGTGTCGTCAAGGCGGCAAAGGCGAGGTGCCCGAAGCGGACCGGGCAGCTCAAGAAGAGCCTGGGCTATCGGCCGCGGACCTACAAGGCCGGCGTGTTTGCGATCGTGGGGCCACGCAAGGGTTTTGCCAGCGAGGTCAATGGCCGCCGGCACGATCCGGCGAAGATCGCCCACCTGGTCGAGCTGGGTCACGGTGGGCCGCACGCGGCCGAGGCCAAGCCGTTCCTTCGACCAGCCATGGACGAGACGGTACAGAGCAATATCCAGTTGATCGCTGACGAGCTGCGCAAGGGGCTCGAGCAGGAGGCGAAAATCTGAATGGACATCAAGGCCGCTCTGCACCAATACCTCGCTTCCAAATCATCGATCACCGACCTAGTGCCGGCGGCGAGTATTGTGAGAGGCAAGCGGCCAGCAGGGACGTCTCTGCCGTGCGTGGCCTATCACCGAGTGAGCGAGCTTGACGAGGACTACCAGGGCGGCGCGTCGGGCTCGTCGATGGCGCGCCTGCAACTGGATATTTGGGGCACGTCGGATAGCCAAGTGGAGGCGATCAGATTGGCCCTGCGCAACGTGCTGCACGGGATGCAGCACACGTCGATCGGCAGCGGAGCCGATGCGATGGCCGTCGAGAGCGGCGTGATTGAAAATGCGACCGACGCGATCGAGTGGCCCGAGGATGCGACCGACACGGCGCGGCACTCGTGCTCGTTGGACTGGGTCGTTTGGTACACTTCGACCGTTCCCGATTTCACCTAATTTCAATGGAGGCTCATCATGGGCTCATACCTCTCAACCGGCATTTCGCTGGTGTTCACCGGCGATGACAGCGGATCGATCACCGCCGAACTGCTCGACGTGGTGAAGGACGCCGAGAAGACCGATGCGATCGACGCGACGCATCAGGGCACGTCGAACTCGCTACGTGAATTCATGGCGGGGCTGACCGACCTGCAGTCGCTCTCCCTACTGCTGCACTTCGATCCGGACAACACCCGGCCCGGACGAGGCGAGAGCGGCACGCTGGTGGTCACACTCGCCAATACGGGGATTACGCTGAACACGCTCACCCTGACAGGATTCTTCGAGGAGATTGGCGACATGGACGCCAAGCTTGGGCAGAAGATGAGCGAGACCATGAAATTCAAGATCAACACGGCCGCCTGGTCGACCGTCTGAGATTGACCTGGTGGTGCTGCGGAAATCAGCGGCGGGATCTCACAGAGACACGGAGACATAGAGCAATGAGTGATCAGGGATGTGTGCAGAGCGAGCGGCCTGAGGACACGATTCAAGCTCGCGAGGAAGGGCTGGCTGCCGAGGACTTTGTCGACCAGGAAGAGGCCGGTGCGCGGCGGTGCCTGACCGAAGACGAGATTCTCGATGCGGAGGATCGATCGTATTTGGACAACTGGGTGCCGACTCCCGAATGGGGCGGGCCCGGCGCGGGTGTCTATGTGATGACCCCAAGCGGCGAGGACCGCAACCGCTACGAGCAGATGACCAAGACGCGACGAAAGAAGCGCGGCCGCAAGACCGTCGAGGTGAAAGAGATGAACCTCGACGAGCTGCGGGAGCGGCTCATGGTCGACTTCGTCTGCAACGAAGAGGGCGTGCTGATCTTCCACTGCACCAGCCGCGAACAGCGGCGCGAAAAGATCCGCAAGCTGCGTCGCAAGGCCGCCGCACCTATCGGCCGCATCGGCGATCTGCTGTGCGAGCTGATGGGCTGGAGCCAGGCCGATATCGACGACATGGTGGGAAACTTAGAGACCGACCAGAGCTAGGCACCTATGGGCGGCTGGCATTGGCATGCGGTCAGCCATCGCTCGGTGCATTGCTCCGGTCGGTAGATGCCCGGGACCTGACGTTTTGGCGGGCCTGGGAGGAAGTGTTTGGGGCGATTGGATACGGTCCGATGGCACGGGCCGCGGCCGTATTGGCTTGGACCCAAACGGACACGCAGAAGGTGAGTCGCAACCAAGTGCTGGACCTGGTTGAGCAATTCCTTGCCGGCACCGACGAGGATGCCGACGACGAGGACGAGGACGAGCCGGACGAGAGTGATGAGGAGGCTATGGCCAAGCGGCGCGAAGTGGCCGAGCGGAAGCTGATGCAGATGTTTGGCCATCCGGAGCTGCCAAAGAGTGTTTCTCACGGAGACGCGGAGACACGGAGAGACGGGGACCAGTAGAGATGGTGATCGGCAAACTGAATGTGCTGCTGGGACTCAACAGCAGCCAATTCAATAGCGGGATGCAAGGCGCCGGCAACAAGGTGAATACCTTCAAGTCGCAGGTGTCAGGCTCGACGTCTGCGCTTACTGGATTCACATCGTTGGCAACCAAGGCCACACTGGTCGTCGGTGCGCTGTATGCCGCCTTCGGCGCGGCGCGGCCGGCGGAGGCCTTTGCCCAATCGATGGCTAGCTCGACGGCTATCATGGGTAATCTATCCCAGGAGATGCGTCAGGGCATGGCGCAGGTGGCCAAGGAGGTGGCCACCGACACCAAGTTCTCGGCGGCCGAAGCGGCCGGGGCCTACTACTACCTAGCATCGGCCGGCATGGATGCGCAGCAATCGATGGCGGCACTGCCGCAGGTGGCACGGTTTGCGCAGGCGGGCATGTTCGACCTGGCCACGGCGACTGATCTGGCTACCGATGCGCAGAGTGCATTGGGGCTTGTGGTCGACGATGCCCAGCAGAATCTGGCCAACCTGACTCGCGTGACGGATGTGCTCGTTGGCGCCAACACGCTGGCTAACGCGAGTGTGCAGCAGTTCAGCGAGGCCTTGACCAATAAGTCAGGAGCCGCCCTGCGCGCGTTGGGTAAGGACATCGAGGAAGGCGTGGCCGTGCTGGCGGCGTTTGCCGACCAGGGTGTCAAGGGCGCCGAGGCTGGGACACAGTTCGCCATCGTGCTCAGAGACCTGCAGACCAAAGCTATCGCTAACGCGGCCGCATTTGCCGACGCTGGGGTAAAGGTATTCGACGCGCAGGGCGAGATGCGCAATATGGCCGACATCCTCAGCGACCTGGAAACGAAGCTGGCGGGCCTGAGCGATAAGGCGCAGAAAGAGACGCTGCTCAACCTGGGATTCTCAGACAAGAGCGTGTCGGCACTGCAGACGCTGCTGGGCACGTCGGACTCGATTCGAGAGTATCAACAAGAGCTGCAGGGGATGAGCGGTGTGACCGAAGATGTTGCCGGCAAGCAACTGCCGGCCTTCACCCGCGGATGGGAAAAGATCAAGACCCTGTTTGAGCGGCTATCGATCGTGATCTTTACGCCGCTGCTCGAGTCGCTGGGGCATGCCCTACTGGCCATCGCGCCGATCATCGAGTTTACCGCACTGACGCTGGAAAAGACCTCGGATGCGTTTGCTCGTTTCTTTGGCGGAATCGCTGAGGGTGGCCGGAACATGTTCGTCAATCTTGGGTGGATGGAGGAAGGCACGAAGAATGTGGCCGAAGCAGCCGACAAAGCAGCGCCGAAAGTCGACCAGATGGGCGATGCCACCGAGCGGCTCAACGAGATCGTCGAGGAGACGCCTGACAAGTTGGCGTCGGCGTCGACGGCCGTAGACAACTTCGTTGCCTCGATGCAGCAGGACATGGATCTGCGTGGCTTCTTCGGCCCCCTTCGCGAGTTGGAGCAAATACGGCTGGCCGGCAAGTTCCTTGACGTGGATCCGGCCAAGTATGATGAGGCACTGGCGGCGGCGCGGGAGATGACGGACTACTTGCGGGAGCAAGAGGAGTTCACTCGGCGCACCCAAGAACACCAGGATGCCATCTCACGCGGACAGAGCTTGACCCGGTCGCTGGAGACGCCAACCGAACAATTCGAGCGGCGCGTGGACGAGGCCAACAAGCTCGTGGAGATGGGGGCCGTCGGGTGGAACACCTACACCCGCGAGATCGCGGCGGCTCGCAATGAGCTGATGAAGTTGCAGCAGACCGCCAAGGGGCCAGCTCTGACCGAGGTGGGCAGTCAGGCTGGTGCTCAGTTCAAGAACCAATGGATGCGGGCACTGGACAGCATCGAAATTCCCGAGGTGCCGATGCCGAACGTGGGCGGACCTGCCAGGCAGGGAGTGCGGGAGGCGATGCCTGGACCGGTGCAAGAGCCACTGATGACGCCCGCGCAAGAGAGGGCGTTTGACGGGGAAGAACACTTCCGGCCATTCGATTCGGACAAGATGCGTGAGGATCGCATGGTGCGTGAGATCGAGCGGATGAACAAGACGCTCGAAGAAATGAACCGCGAGCAGAAGAACACGACGAACGCGGCCACGCGGACGGCCCAGGCCGCCGAGGAAATCGAAATTCCTGAAACGGTGGAGATGTAGATGGCAATTGTATGGGTCCACGAAGCGCTGGCGAGCGGCAAAGGGTCTGGACAGCATGATTCGGGCAACACGTATGAGCGTGTGTTCGACGTCAAGAGCGACTCCTACGACGACAACGCCTACACGATCGCCAATGCCATCGACCCAAACACGTCGCTGGCAATTCCATCGCCCTATTCGTATTTTCAGAAGGGCAACGATACCGACTATGGATCAATCGTTACTAAAATCACCCCGGAGCGTGACAGCCGGTATCCGCTACTCTGGCACGTGCGGGTGGAATACTCCGTGCTCCGAGCCGACACGTCGAATGGCCAGTGGCCTGGCGGGACGCTCGACATCACGTTCCGGCTGCCGGATATCCGCATCTGGAAACTGCCGGTCGAGGAGATCATCGAATATGACGTAATCACTGGCGACCCGGTGGCCAACTCGGCCGGTGATCGTTTCGATCCGCTGCCCACTGACACGCGATACCGCAAGGCCATCGAGATCACCTTCTGGGCCCGGACCTACGATCTGGACGACTGGGACGATTACGAGGATTCGACCAACGCGGACATCATATGGGGGCGTGATCCGGGTACGTTGCTGATGGCCGGCCCGCCTAGCGGAGTGCGCAAGGTCGACAACACGGGCACCTACTGGGAGAACCGACTGGAGATCCACTATGACCCCAAGGGATGGAAGCGGTCGTACTACGACCGCGGCCGCCGCAAGCTCGTGACAGATGATCTATCTCCACCGTCGGCCAGCACTCCGGCAACCGGCAAAGCTCCGATCACCGACAACACTGGTGGAAGGGTGGGCGACGATGTGCCGCTGAACGGCGGCGGGCAACCCTTGGCCGAGGGCCAAGACCTCGTAACGCTTGCGTTTACGTTCAAGGAATCGCAGCCGTGGGCGCCGCTCGGGCTACCTGAACTAAATATCACATGGTGAGGTGAATCATGGCATATAACAGCGTGCTGACTGGCACAGTCAAGATTGAGGACCTTGTGTTCGAGACGGTTGCACTGGCTCCCGGAGCAGCCGGCACAATCACCAATTCGATGGTATCTCCGTCGGCGGCGATTGCTACGAGCAAGCAAGTTAATCGTGTGCAGGCTAACTATTCACAGGCCGACAATTCGAACGTTGCCAGTACGAGCGGTGACGGCGTTGCGGTGTACATTTGCGACAAGGCCGATGGTGCGACCATCAAGAAGGTGTCCGCGTTGTGCCAAGACGTCGGAGCCAGCGGGGCACCGGCCCATAATATTGAGATCGACGTCAAGCGGTACGACTACAGCGGCACATCACTCGCGTCTGTCTTGTCCGCCGCATTCAGTATCACCGAATCTGAGGCCGATTACGAGACGGTTAACGGCACGTTATCAGTGACCGACATGGACCAGGGTGACGTGCTCGTAGTGACGGTCACAGTGACCGGATCTGGAGGCACGGCTCCGCAGGGCCTGTTGGTGCAGGTGGAAATCGACGAAGAGGGGAGCTGATGGCGGATGGCGTGGCATTTGGGCGGCAGACTGCCCGGCGGATCATCGACGAGACCCGCAAGAGCGAGGATCGGCCTGACCAGCAGGTGGGCTCCAAATCTCCTGCCGAGCAGCATTTTGACGAGATTATCCCGGTGATCCTGATCGGTGATCTCGATTCAGGCGACTCGGCACAGGCCCGCAGGCTGCTCGGTGCGAACCGATCAACCACCGCACTCGGTGAGGTGCTCACCGTGTATGATGTGCCTGCATTCATTACGGCCGGCAATAAACTTCCAAGCGGGACCACATTGCGAGTCTACCATGACCCGGCAGTCGGCGGCTGGGTGCTGCTCACCACGAACGCGTGCGAGGAGTCGCAATGATCGATCTGCCGGACCTGTGGCTCCCCAGGCGGGAGATTATCAGACCACGCAGACCGTTTGATCGCCCTGTTGATGGGCGACGGTATATTGAGCAATTTGGCCAGGCCCAGCCGTGCTGCTTTGAGTGCGAAACACCGGACATGTCGGAGGCTCCAAATACGATTTACCTGGATGTCGACGGGCTCACGGCCGGCTGCACGAGTGACGATTGCGACGATCTTAATGGCACCTATACACTCAGCAGGGCAGGGCTGGGAAGTGCCGATCCGTATTGGCGGCTAATCTCCAACCCATGGTTTTGTTACGATTATTGGGGACCGGGGGTTGATGTCTTCGTTCAGGGATTTTATGCCCACATATTCTGTGTGAAGGACGGGAATTCAGACGACTGGCCAAAGTCCCACACAAATGGGCTTTCCACGCAATGGTGCGAGCTGACTGGGCTCAGTAATGGATGGTATATGCTGGCGTCGATTGATTTCGTCGAGTATCAATATTTGAATACTCGCGATATTTTCTTCTTGGCAGAATTGCCTGCCCCGGTGCCGACTACGTGGAAAACCAACTGGGACAACAATTGGATGGGGTTTCCCGTGTCGCTGTCGCGGTGGACATGCACCCCCAACGTGTGCGACGACGGCAGCGCTACGGTCAGGGATTCATGATCAGCAAATGCCTCGTTCAGACTGAGCCCGGCGTGTGGCGGTGCAATAATCGCGGGCTGATTATCCGATCACAGCATAGGCGGATCATCTGTGTCTGCGATGACTCAGGGCTATTTGTGATCCACACAGGCACGCCCTGCCCCTACTCCCGCATCGTGGCTCAACTGTCGCCCTCGGGCATTGAGCGGCTCCAGCGGTGCCGTGCGGCCCGCTGTGAGGAGATTCGGCGGACCGAGGCAGGCGTGGCCTTCTGCGGGCAAAAGGCACTCAAGCCCTGCCGTGCCGCGGCGTATTGGGTCGACTTCCTCAATGGGGCTCACGACTGCCCGCGATGGGCGTGACTGCTCGATCGAGTTCGTGGAGATCGAGTAGATTATTCGCGCCGCCAGGTGAACGTCCCGCAGCCGTGGGGCAGGTCGGCCGTGACGTCGACGCGGATCACCGCCTGCTCGGACGGCTGGAATCGCCGGCCGTCTGCGTCGAGGAAGGTCAGCAGGCCGCCGGTGATCGTCTCGCCCGGCGGCACCATGCCGTCGGCCGTCGAGCGGTAGCGGCCGTTGAGGGTGACTCGGACGTTGCTCCACGGCTGGGTGCCCAGTTCGTAGGCCATCACCTGCAGATCGTAGGAATCCGCGCGCGTGACCTTGCCGGCGAAAGTCTTGGCCCGCCGTTGCCGCGTCTCCCGCTCCCGCCGATCGCGGCCAATGTGCCTCGCGTCATGGAGCCACTGGGGCTTGG